TATATTGATTATAGGATCGCTTACCTGTAAACCTCTACACCAACGTGTAGGCAGTGAGTTCAGGGCCGATCCTTTTTAGTTTTTGATTGTCCTGATTTTTATATCAGCACCAGTCTGAGATTCTGTTTCGCAGTACTTTTTGACAGCGTGTAAAGATACCACCTGTGAGTCGTCAGCAAATGCGGACTTAGTTAGACTATCCAGTAATGCTCTGCAATGTTTGTCCAGATCACCTTTGTTTTTGTTAGTGATATACACAGGAGCAGCTTGACGCACCATGCCATTTGGGAGATAGTGCTTAAGCGGCCTTTTGAACCAGAACACCACCTCTATCTCAACTGGTTCTTTGATTATATCGTCCACTATCAACTTTGCTCTTAAATTCACCTGTTTTCGCCATGACTTTAGACGCTTACTTGTCTCAATCATTATTCCATTACCTACGTGCTTTTTGCTTCCCTGCGGAGCAGATTCCATGCCTTTTACAGAAATAATATATTCCATACAAAATGAGTTTTATTCCAGAGAATACCCCATTCATTGCTTTACCAACAGCATTAAAGGGCAAAGTAACACCATTTCAGCTATCAGTTCTGTGGGTTTTACAATCATATTATCCAAACATTTGGCCTAGCTATCAGACCATTTCTAATGATGCAAAAATGTCCAGAGACAAAGTTATCAAGACTGTTGCTGAACTTGTAGAACTAGGTTTATTGCAAAAGCAATACAGGATCAATGAATATGGTCAAAGAACAAACTGCTACAGAGTCACAATTTGGCATCAATGCAAGACACTTCCTGTACCAGATCCTAGTATTCATGCGGGGTCGTTGATACATACTACCCCAGTCGTTGAGAACTACCCC